GATGCCGACGGTGATCAGCAGGGCGATCAATAAGACGGCTACGAGCGCCAGGGCGGAGATGGTCCGCAGGCTATATGATCGACTGAATTTGAAAATGAACCGCATCCGACAAAATATCCCCAGCCCGACGAAGGCGACCAGAAGTCGATGGCAGGCAAGAATCGACCTCTTTACCAAGCCGGTTCCATTATTTCACTATGGCGCCAGCACGCTCAAAGGCAAGGGGGTGTCTTACGCAATTTTGCGGGGCGGGGAGCGGAAGAGGATTATCACACCGCCAACCAGCCCGTTCATTCAAGAGATGCCGAGCGGCCATAAGGGGGTATTTCGCCGGAGGCCGGGCGGGGCCATCAGAAAGAGCGGATTAGGAAAGAGATATATATATGAACTTAAGGGTCCGAGCGTCGGGGCCGCATTCGAAGGGGCGCCCGGCATGGCGGCGGAGGCGTGGTGGTGGGCGTCGGCAAAGCTCGAAAAGAATATCGACGATCAGGTCGCCTTCGTTTTGAACAAATGGCGAAGCGCAGCCAAGGCGGCTGGGTAGAAATTTTGAATCGAGAAAAGGATTAACCACGAAGGTACAAACCGCCCAGGGGGCGGTAATTTGAAATTTGAAATTTCAGATTTGAAATTTTTATATTTGTGTCTTTGTGCCTTCGTGGCGGAAGAAAAAAAATGACCGTACCACTTATAGAAACTATCGCGGTTGAGATTGCGGCCCGGATAAACGAGATCACGGTCGCCAACGGGTTTAACCAGACCCTCGTGGCCGTGCGCCCGAAGCGAAACGACTTCAAAGACGAGCCGGCGGTGAACGGCAAGGTTCTGATCTGGCAGGGCAGCGAAGCGCGGCCGGAGGCCGAGGCGATAGGATGCGAGGAGTGGCTGCAGCAGTTCCTGCTGATTGCGATTGTTAAAGATTCCGACGCGGCGACGACGTCCATCGACACGCGGATCAACCAGGTGCGGGCGGATATCGAGAAGAAACTAAAGGCCGACCATACCCGCGGCGGCAACGCAATCGATACGAGTTTTCTGGGATCGTATAAATTCGACGACGGCGAAGGGTTCAGCGGGATCGTGGTGGATGCGATTGTGCATTACAGAACTCAGTATTTGAATCCATATGCAAAAGGATAAAAGAGATTAGCCACAAACCGCCCCCAAGGGGCGGCAATTTGAGATTTGAAATTTCAGATTTGAGATTTGAATTTTAGAAAGGAAGGCAAATTATGGCCAGTACAGCACCGTTATTGAGGAGGCAGAGAGTTATCAAGGTTATTCTCGAAGCGACGAAGGGCACTAAGCTCGCAGGCACGGCGGCGATGACGGTATTCGATCTCGAAATAAATCCGACCGCGACGTTCGAGGACCGCCGCGACGTGGGTCTTTATCGAGGACCGAGTCTCGCGTCGGGAATCGTGAGCGGTCGGACGGGTAAATGCTCGTTTAAGACCGAGCTGCGGGGCACGGGGGCGCACGGACTCGAGGCCGGCCTGGCGGTGCTGCTCCAGGCGTGCGCGTTAAAAAAGACGGCGGAGTCTTACCAAGTGCATTCCGGAATGACCGACGATAAGACGATATCGATCGACGTCTGGGAACACGGTCAGAAAAAAGGACTGGCCGGGGCCAGCGGCAATGTCAAGTTCGGGGGGGTAGTGGGCGAGAGGATGTTTCTCGATTTTGAGTTTTCCGGGACGTGGCAGGCGGTGGTGGATGAGGCCCTGCCGGCGTTTGCACCGAGCACAACCTCTGCAATGTTCATTCAAAGCGGAACGTTCACAATCGCGACCTTGCCTCTGAAGATAGGAAACTTCGAGCTCGATATGGGCTGTGAGGTTGTGCCCAGGCGGGATGTCGCCGGGGTCGGCGGAATCGCGTACCACATGATCCCGGACTTAGCGCCGACGCTGACGATAGACCCGGAGTCCGACAATGTGGCTTACCACGATTTTTACGGCTTGTGGCTGGCCGGCACGCCGGCGGCCGCTTCTCTCGTATTGACGGACGGGGCGGCGGTCCCTCTCGATACGGTTACGTTCACGCTTCCTTCTGTTCTTTGCAAGGAAGTTTCGGAGGGTGACAGGGACAAGGTGGCGGTTGAAAATTACGTCGGCCAATGCCAGCACAGCGCCGGAAACGACTCGGTGACGATTGTTGTGACGTAAGATGTCCGGGGAAAAACAATAAATATAAAACTTGGTGGCTTAGTGTCTTAGTGGCAGAAAGAAAAAAGATTATGGCGAAGCCAAACAAAGCAAAGATTCGCGAGGCGGTTCTCGCCAACAGGGGCGGGTTCGCCCAGGCGACCGAGGCCCAGATTATGACGGTCTGGAACTCGCTTGACGATGAAACGCGGAAGCAGTACCTCGAATCCGTCGAGGAACAAACAGCCACAAAGACACAAAAGCACCAAGAAAAACAACCAAAAGACTCGGTGTCTTAGTGCCTTAGTGGCAAAAAATAAATAATCAATTGAAAGGTGAAAGATGCCGTTAGCTACGGATTTACGCAAAAGAAGCAGGATCGTTCTAACCAGTGATCAGGACCTGCCCGAAGATGAGCGGCCGACGTTCGTTTATCGCCGCCTGACCGGGTCCGAATCGCTCGATTTGGCGGACCTGGTGGACGGGATAAACGCCGACCAGCCCCCCCGCGAATCGCTCGAGATCGCCTATAAGGCGATAATGATCGGCTTAGTGGGCCTCGAGAACATTACCGATCTGGCGGGCAAGAAACTAAAACTCGGCGACGAAATCGCATGGCAGAACATTTTAACAATTTCAGAAGTTATGGAGATCGCCCACCGTCTCTTTGCCGAGCAGGAGCTTTCCGTCGAGGATAAAAAAAAATTAGACTCGCCGTCGGACTCCGATACGGTCAAATCTGCAAGGCGTGTCCGGGGCAAAATAAATGCACCGACAAGCCGAACGAAACAGAAGCAATAGTAATGACCTGCCCCGGCTCGCAGGAGCAGATCGAGATTAAGCAGTGCCCGCTTGAGATTATAACAGGCGATATATGGGAAGTTATGCAATATGCCGAGTTGTACGAAAAGGGCCTGCCGCCGATGGCGGGCGGTGTGCTGGACCAGGCGAGGCAGTTCACCGAAGCCTGCCGACTGATATGGGCGGAGGAGGAGATGTGGAAACGAAAATTGAAGATTTACGATTAAAGTATCCGCCACCCCAAAGGGGTAATTTCAGATTTCAGATTTCAAATTTGAGATTATTAGAAGGAAATTTGAGATTTGAGATTTGAAATTTGAGATTATTAGAAGGCAATTTGAGATTTGAAATTTTAGATTTGAGATTCTTATGGCCAGGCATGATGTCAATATAGTTGTTCGGGCGAGGGACGAAGCGAGCCGCCAGTTCGGCAAGATCGGCGGCTCGGCTATGACGATGGGGTCGATGCTGAAAAAGGCCGCGGCGATGGCGGGGGCGTACCTGGGGGCCAGGCAGCTCCTTCGGTTCGGGCGTGACTCGCTGGCGGAGTTCGGCAAGCAGGAACAGGCGGTCAATGGTCTGGCCGCCGCATACCGGCTTTTAGGGATCGAAGGAACCGCCCCCGTTAAGGCAATGGAAAAGTTTGCGGATGAGATGCAGAAAACGACGCGATACGGCGACGAAGCGGTGCTCGAATTGGCGACGATGGGCGCTACGATGGCTAAGCTCAGCGGGAAGGAGCTCGAAGTCGCCGTCAAGGCGGCGATGGGGCTGGCTAAAGCCTATAAGATAGACGTGGTCGGCGCGATGAGACTGATCGCCAAGGCAAAGGCGGGCGATACCCAGACGCTGGCTCGATACAACATTAAGCTCAAAGAGGGACTCAGCGCGCAGCAGAAATATAACGAGGTGGTGAGGATGGGAGGGGAAAATTTCAAACTGGTCACGGCCGAGTCGAAGGATTACGTCGTCGCTATCGAGATGATGAAGAACCATATCAGTAATCTCAAAGAGAAGATCGGCGAAGCTCTTGCGCCGACCGTACTGGCTTTGGCCGACCGGATCAAGATGCTCAATATGGAACACGTTAGATCGGCGTTCAATTTCGGTAAGTGGGCGATTGCTATCGGATCTGCGGTTTATCTCGCCCCGAAGATAGTCGGGGCAATTTTGAGTATAGCCAAGGCGCTTAAGGCACTGGCGACTATGCAGGCGGTATCGCAGGCATTAAGCGGACCGGCGGGATGGGCGGCGCTGGCGGTCGGAACCGTGATTGCGGCCCTTGCCGTTAAGGGACTCGAAAGGGCGTTTAGCGGCCTCAATGATACAATGGGTGATACCGTCGAATTAAATAAAGAAGTGTTGAAAACACAAATCGCGGCGAAAGAAAAAAAAATTGCGGCGTTGCAAAAAGAAATTTTACTCGGGGAAGAAAACCCGCCTTTCCGCACCGGGATGGGCATGGAGTATCGCACTTACAGCTCAAAAGGGAAAGAAAACAAATTAAAAGACCTCACACTTGAAGCGTCGGAATTGAAAAGGCAGTTAGCCGAGGTTGAGAAGGCCGCGCAAGGGGCGGGGCGGGCATTCGCCGTGGACCCGAACTGGAAGGAAAACTGGCTGAAAAGTATGGTGGGGGATGTTGAGGCGGCGGCGGGGAATCCGGCGTGGGAAAAGGTTCGAGATCGCATCGTCGCACTTCGCCAGAGCATCGCGGATTTCGGCAAAAGCGAAAATCAACTGCTGATCGAGGATATGCTCAAGGTTGGGTATTCCGATCAGTCGATTGGTATGGTTGCGGCCGACCAGGGGCGGAAATCGTATCTCGAACAGACGATGAAGATAACCGGCGCCCTTAGCGAGGCCGCGAAGGACCTGAAGCATCAGATCGCAACGTTCGGGAAGACCGCACTGGAGAGCATGATATATGATCTGAAGGAATTGGGTGCGACGGCCTCGCAACTTGCCCCGATTATGGGGTTGGTCGAAAGGGTAAAGGGTTTGCAGGATAAGGCGGCGGTCGCGGCATCCACGACTTCGATGCAGAGACAGCAACTTAGTTTTCAAGAGACGCGGTTTCTGACTTTTTCGGCGGGGACAAAATTCGATTACGAGCAGCAGACGGCGAAAAATACGCATGAGCAACTTGCGATCCAGAGGCAGGTGCTGACTGTGCAGCGGGATACGCTTCTCGAGATTAGAAAAAACCAGGTCAATAAAGGGCAGCAGTTCGGGCTAACTAACTTTACAAGTTAATTTGAGATCCCGCAAGTCCGCCTGGGGACGCCTTGCGGCGGGATGGCTTGGCACATTTGAAATTTGAGATTTGAAATTCTATGAGTGTTGTAGATGTAAAACCTGACTGGGAGGGTTTCCGCTCAGAAATGAACGGGGATAGTATAACGGGGCAGGCGGTTTATACGGTACTGTTCGATGATAACGATGATCCATCCGCGAGGTGTTTTCTGGCCCAGACGGCGCCGGGGATTCCCAGACTATATACATCCAATCCTGGCAATCGATGGTTGTATGCCGCCAATATTGCGGCGGTAGTAAAGAGGGGACCGTTTCTCTACGAGGTTACCGTACAATATAATGGTTGGCCGGCCGATCCGATTACGATTCCGCCAGTATGGAGCTGGCCGCAATCGTCAACGATGGAACGAATTGATGAGGATATAAACGGCGATCCTATCACCAATTCGGCCGGCGAACCCTCTGACCCGCCGCTCACCGAGGAAGTCCACGAGATGGTCGGGCGGGTTACTTTTTGCCGCGCCTCGTTTAATGCGGTTACGGCGTGGGAATATCGAGGGGCGGTGAACAGCGACGTGTTTCAGGGCTTCCCGGCGGGTAAGGTTAAGTGCACGCAGTACACCGGCGAAGAGATAACGACGCCTTACGGCCCTCGATATCAAATTACAATGGAGTTCCATGCCAGATGGGACGGCTGGAAAAAGCGGTTCCGGGACGAAGGGTACGAAGAGAAGATAGGTGTTAAGCCCGACGGCAAGCCAAGATTACGACACATTATGGTTGAAGATTTAGATGGTAATATGGTGAAGGCGACCAGCCCGCAGCCTCTCGACGGGTCCGGACTGCAACTCGATGACGGCGCAACCGCCGTATTTCGCGAATATCAGACATATCGCGAAATGGCATTCTCCGCATTAGGATTGGGGTGATGATGTGACGGATGATAAGCCCAGATTAATATCGCCTAAAGACGTACCGGTGATGGAGCGGTTGGTTTGTGATTACGTGTCCGGTCGGCTGGGGCCGAAGCCGAATTTTGTGCGGACGCGAAGGCCGAGCGGAGATGGGGGGGAATCGAAAAGGTACGCTACGGTTACACGGTCGCTCAGGAGGCCCGATCCTACCACTACGCCTGCGACAGAGGCTTGGTCGTGCTATAAGGTGAAACTGGTGTCCGAGGCGGCGTTTGCGGCCTGGTCGGCCTCACACGGCCTCTACGAGAGCGGCGATAAGGTGCTCTGGACGGACGGTCTCGATTACGTCTGCTTAACAAATCACACCGCAGCCGAAGATAAATCGCCCGAAAATCCGACGTACTGGGAGATTTGTTCGTTAGACGCCTATATTTTAGGCTACCCGTACACCGACCTGCTCGGGACCGTGCCGTGGTTTGAGGTCGATGCGGAGGTCGAGGTGGTGGTCAGGGAGAGCGTTTATTACATCCACGCGACGGTAATCCGATGCGAGGAGGTTGACGACGACGAAATATTCACCTCAATTCAATGGAACGCGGACGAAAAACGGGCAATGGCGGTCTATAGGTAAAGATTAACCACGAAGAGCAGGAAGAACACGAAGAAAAATAAGTAAAAAACTTAGTGTCTTAGTGGCAAGAAATCAATAATCAATAATCAATAATCAATTGAATATGGCTATTGATCCTAAAATACCGTGCTGGTGGGAAACTGATGTTACGGTTGTTCCCGAAGGGGACAACACGGGCGGGGTCTGGCCGCTCGAAATTCCCGGCGAGCGGCCTTTCGCCGCGGATCGGGAGATCAGGGCGGCTCATTTTGAAGATATCCGGCGGCGGCTCTGGCTGCTCGAATACGCAAGGGCGGGTAATTACAATTTAGGGCAGGTTTATACTATTAGTAACTGGGCGGGTTCGTGGGAACAATATACGGAACCCGATGCAGCAGACCCCGGAGATATTTTGGTTCTTTATCAGGACGGCACGGAGCGGATAGACTACTACACAAATTATATTGAGATGAATAATACTTATCTCGACGGCCATCCGCCGGCGGATGCCGAGGGGAACGTTAATCCGGGCTGGCGGTTAGCGCCGAACCCGAACAAGTACTGCCACTGGAACGAAAACGCCGGCAACCCGTCCGCCGGAGAGGCGGCACAAGGTCGATGGTGGGTTCGCTATCACAGCCCGGTTCCGACAGAGCCGCCCCATGACCTGGAGGAATACTGGATGGCGGCGAAGGGACATTATTGGCTGCCTCGTCAAGTGTCCCCTCTCAAACAACTGCCGCCGGTCTCGGAGGATGAGGTTATTACGGAACGGCACCAATCGGTCGAACTGCAAAAGGATTTTATCGTCCAGAACGTATCGACGACATACGAAAGAACCCCCGACGACCCGGATAACAAGCCGCGGAGACTCACGGAATACGCTTCGGAAAACGCCGAACCGAGCGACCCTGACGGTGAAATAGTAGGCGCCGCCGAATGTGAAGAATCCGGCCAGTGTGCGATGGCGCAGAAGATGAACCGGGCATATCTCGACCGGATAATTCATACGGCGGAGCAGTTAGGCCATGTGTCGCCGCAGGGATGGTTCCTCAAGCCGATTGATGCGGACTGGCTCGCCAACTGGCAATGGGCTGTGACAAGGTCCGGTGGTTTCGCTCAGCGTGCGTGGCGGTGGGGCGATTACCCGGGCCATGAGTGGGAGGTTGGAGATATTGTTTGGAAGGACACCTCCGAAGATGAGGTCCTTTATATTTGCATTAACGAACACACGGGCGCAGCGGCCAACGAGCCGGGGGTGGGCGTCGATTGGGAAGATTATTGGATAACTCCGGCGTACAATCCGGAGTATTTCGCCCTGCAGCCCGTATATTCCGAACTGTGCGGTAGTATCAAGGTGCATCCGGCGGACAGCAATAGCTGGCTGTGGGGATGTAACGACAGTGCGTACGAACTGCTGCTCAAGCATCTTGGTGGTGATGAGAGCGTGTATTCCAAGTGGGCGGCGGATCACGGGACGTATTTCGTCGATGATATTGTCTGGGACGAGGAGCGGGAAGTCTGCCGCCGCTGCAAATTAGAGCACGAATCGAGCGAGTCATATCGCCCGGACGAGGAAATCACCGCCTATTGGGGCGAGGTTACGCAGTTCGATTGGTGGTGGGACGAGACGCATCCTTCCGTCCCGCACTGGCTGCGTTTGATAAGAGACAGTATGGAACCCAATGACCCCGACGATTACTGGCCGCTGTCGAGGGGCTGCTGGCGTCGGACGTGGAAGCATGCGCCCGGGCGATTAGGGACAATGATGTGGCCGGGCGAGTGCGGCGACCCGCCTGGTTATCATCCGCTCAAACTGATAATCAGCCAGGCGGCATATAACACCATCCCGGAGGCGAATCGGCGGTGGTATGCGGTAGTGAACGTCGAAGGTCTTCACGCAGCCGCTTACGGCGAGGAGGAGGAAGCTCTAATCGCGAAACGTCACGATCCGGTTCATATTCGGTATATCTCTTATGTGGAAAATGAGGAGCAGAAGTGGGCCGCCCACCCGATTTACGAGCTGCACCACGACCTTGTCAACGATATGCGAAACGTCCTGCTGCAACTGCACATAACCGACTCAGCCGGCCTGACGATTGAGGCGTGGAAGCAAATGTGGAACAGCGAAACCGACTTGACGCCCCAGACCAATTGTTTGCCCTTGCACCTTGAATCCATTGCTTCGGCGGATGAGATACGGGAAGATGCAAATCCCTCTTGGGCGCTATGTCCCGAAGATTATACCGAGTACGGAATGGTTGGTCTTTATTGGTGGTTTGACCCTAATTGGGAAGTTTTCATAAATGGTGCAGGTAAAACGCTTTGGGAGATAGATGTAACTCCCGAAGATGAAACTGCTTACAATCAGGCATTAAGTTTAGCGAGTATATTATGTCGTATTCGATATAAGGGAGTAGCTTCAACTTATGGTCCTGGCGGCGGTTTGGAATACCACTCGAAAGAACCCGGCGTCATAGGTTTCGGTGATAAAACTCTTTCCGCTCCGGTTGACGATTTTACTGTGAAAAATAAGTATGTTCGACTGCCCATGAATGAGACCAACTTCGCGCCGGAAGGATATTGGTCTTTCGATGCCGTTATGGCAATGCCCTGGGGACATACCGAAGCGGACGGTTTTTTCGATATCGAAGAACCACCGGGTGACGAGACACACTGGATGTGGTGGGCGTTGACGCAGTGCCTTGTTCATGGCGATTCTGAAACGATAGATAAATGGATCGTTTTCGATTACGACTGGGAACTCGTCCCGGAATCGGTGTTCGAGGAGGATGAGAGCAACGCCGTTATTGTTTAACCATTAGCCACAAGGGCGGAAACTTCATAGCACCGCCCGGCACGAAAATAACAGCCTTCACGACCGGAAATTAGGTTTGTTTTTCACCGTGAAGGGCATGCCCCCAGGGCCCCTGGTGGGGAAGAACACGAAGGGAAAAGATAATATATAATATCTTCGTCCCCTTCGTGGTGGATTGATAATCCAAAAGGCGAGGGGTATGGATAAAAAGCGGGAAGGGTAGTTACTACCCTTCCCTAAGTTTGTTCAGGGGTTCCTTAAAGAAACCAATCAAACTGCTATGTATAGTATCGGGTAATCAAGCCAAATGTGCAAGTAAAAAATAAAAATTTTATTCAAAATAAGGACGCCCCCGCAGGGATTCGAACCCCGAACCTCCAAATTAGCAGTTTGATACTCTATCCAATTGAGCTACGGGGGCGTTTTCTACGGATTTTGTCTTCTCCTTTTCAGCCGAAAAACGGGGGGTTTGCGTGAAAATTTTTTGCAGAAAAATCTCAGTCGAATCCCGCCGCCGGGCGGTTTCTATGGATTTTGTCTTTTCCTTCTCCGCATCAGCCGGCTCCCCAGAGGCACGCCCAGGCCGAGCAAAAAGATTGTGGCCGGTTCGGGGATGAGTAGGTAAGCATGTTCGTACCCATCCGGGTTAATACCATAGCCAACTATCCAACCGTTATTATTCATAGAAGTCGCGTAAGTCAGTGTCCAACCAAGGCTTGGGTTGATTAAATCATTAAGGTTAATATTGTTTCTTCCGCCTGTGGGATCAAAAAGTGTTGCACAGTACTGTCCCGCCCCATCTTTAGCCTGCCCCACAATCTGTCCATTGTCGTTGATTGACCAAGCGCTGCTGTTATCTCCACCAAGTGTACCCAAGTCGATATTCTTGCCATCCCCTGTTGAGTCAAAGAGTGTCGCCCTGGTGTAATTGGATGTGTTTTCAGCACGTCCGACAATCTGACCAGTGTTGTTGATTGAAAAAGCGTAACTGTCGCTCCCGCCAAGCGTACATAGGTCAATATTACTGCCGGTTCCTGAAGGGTCAAACAGTATTGCGTGAGAACCAAAAGTAATCATCTTACCATACCCCACAACTTGAGCATTGTCATTGATTGACCAAGCCGAACTATCACCCGATATACCACCAAATGTGCCCAAGTCGATATTAACACAGCCCCCAGTAGGATCAAACAATGTTGCGTGTGTCCATCTTCCCTGAGCGTATCCCACGATCTGACCGTCGTCGCTGATTGCAGTAGCTGAACTCTGTAATCCCCCAAGTGTTCCTAAGTCGATATTGTTACCTCGCCCAGTAGGGTCAAACAATGTTGCATGTATACGTCCTCCGGTTATAGCCGCATATCCTACAATTTGTCCCCCGCCGTTTATTGAATGGGCAAAACTTTCATCTCCACCAAATGTGCCCAAGTCAATATTGTTACCTCGCCCAGTAGGGTCAAACAATACTGCATGATAATTCCCAGAGATAGTCCGGGCCCTTCCTACAATCTGACCGCTGTCGTTGATTGACCAAGCACTGCTGTTATCTCCACCAAGTGTACCTAAATCAATGACATCGTAAATAACTGCGCCCGAGGTCTGCGAATATGAACCAGCCAGACACAAGACCACCACCATCAAACAAATTGTTAATCTTTCACTTTTCATCACACTGTCTCCTTAAAAAAATATGTTAAAAAAATGTTATAAGTCTTTGTACCCACTATCTTTAGCGGTTTTTGAGCATTTGATTTTGTTTTCATCACCCGGGGTGCCACCTGTGACCACAATTTAGGCATACGACGAATATTTTTTTACTTCCGATAAGTCCTGCAAGCAGACCCAAAGGACCGAAAACGAAGGCACCACCGACGGCGTTGCCTCCGCTAAATCCTTTGTTGCTGGCAGTAATTTGAGTTGATGCACACCTGGGGCATTTGACAGGATCAGGTTCCGGCTTAGGCGGGAAGGTATCTTTGGCAAGATAGTGACGCTTGCAGACAGGGCATTTAACCTTACGACCGTTATATTCTATGGGAATATTGGAAAAAGATTTGCAATGGGGACATCGAGTTTTCATTGATGATTTTTAAATAATTAACCGGTTTTGGGGTGACCTTTTTCTTTTGGCGGATCGGGTTTAAGATTTGAAACAATTTCCCGTAACAAAGCCGAGTGTTCCGGGGACAATATACGGTTGATGTCACCCGGCGGCGCATCCGACAAAATCCGCT